ATAAGTATTAAAATCTTCTTGGTTAGAAAATCTTATAAACATTGGATCTTGTGTTGTATTATCTCCAATAGTTGTCTCTGTTCCAAAATGAAATAAATGTCTATCCCTATCTGAAACTTGTGTTAATTTTGTTTTAGTAGGAGCATTAGCCATAACAACAGCTCTGTTTGCTCTAGGTGTAGCAGCTCCCGCATTCCATGTAAATGTTTTACCATTATGAATAGTTGCTATTAATATTTGACCAAAATTATCTAAAGACCAAAGACCTGCATCTAAAGTTACACCACTGGTTGCACTTGCAGTTCCCCATGTACTTGAACCCCAAGTAGATGTTCCCCACCCTAAACCTGCAGTTTGAAATGTTGGACCAACAATTTCATAAGGATCAATCTGTGCCGAACCTGTTGAAACTACTGCTCCTGAACTATGAGCTGATCTAGTTCCAGAAACAGCTCTTGTAATTCCTGTTAAATTATTTACAGATACTCCAGTATAAGAAATAGATTCTAATCCTACTGATATAATTCCGCTTGTTGCAAAACCACTTGTAGAAGTTAAAGCAATACTTGTACCAGTTCCTCCAGTACCTGCAGTGTCATCTTGTAAACCACCATTTAAAGTAGTAGATGATGCCGATGAATTAGAAGGCATTGTAATTTGAAATGTACTAGCTGTTTTATTTAAAACTTCAAATGTATTACCTGTAAAATCGGTCGTTGCATATCCAGAATTTGTTGGAACAGTAACTGATGAAAATGTTACATATCTTCCGTTTAGTAATGCATGTGATGGTTTGCTAACTGTTACTGTAGGAGATCCAGAAGTTGTACTAAAGGTAGCTCCAGTAATAACATCATCATCCAAAGGACTAATGTCAACAAACTCACCATTATAAAATAAAAATAAACCTTGAGACGTTCCTATAGCCGAATATTTTTCTCCGGCTATTGAAGTAAAATCATGTTGTGCTCTTGCTACTCCGGGTAAAGTATTATTATTTGTAGTTAATTGCGACCATCCACCTATTTTCTCTGGCAGACCATATCTAAATCTAACAAAATCTCCATCAACCCATTGAGATTCAGCCCCTGATTCAGTGATTTGTTTATTAAAACCAGGTTTAAAGTTTAATTTTTGTAGCATAGTAATTGATTATATATTTAGATTTACTTAAAATCTAGCTCTTATTACCATTCCAAACGTCGAAGGAACAATTAAAAGCTATCACAGTTTTACGCTTTTTGGAAGTGTTCTTTTTAGATCGGTGGTATTTATATGAAGGAAATATAATAATATCACCTTCTTTAGCATCTACGCTAGTACCATCTAAAAATTCAGTGGTCATAGACTTGTCAGGAAGCTCTAGATAATATACTCCTGCAAACTGAGATTCTCCGTGGTTATGGTAATTATGAGAATCACCTTTTATATACTGTTGAAACCATCCAGATTTTATACTCCAAGTTCTAGATTTAAATAAGTCACATAACATAGCCATATGATCCTTAAGGTCATGATAAAAATACTCTAAGTATTCTCTTTCAAAATTTTTAGGTAAATAAAAATCAGAGTGGTTTATAGTATCACCAGCTTCTTTAACACGAGTTGGTGGTATGTTAGAAATTAATTTTAAAAGATGTTCTTTTATCTCAGGATGTTTTTTAAAAGGATGTACCCACATTAAAGTTTAAACTGTCCCACAGTCTCACCTTGATTAGTTATTTCACCGTATTTACCTCGTAACACTGTATCAAAAGAAATAGATAGACGAGGTTTTTTATTTTGATTGGTGTCTACATAATGAAAAAAATAAGAAGGGAATATTATAAAATGGTCTTTTATACAATTGTAATGACATACATTACTATTGATTTGATTATATTGTTTAATAATAGGTAAATTTGGTTGAGGATGAGGTCTTATAAATTTTATAGGTGGGTAGTCTGTACCATCACCATCTAAAAATAATGTACCACTTAAAAAAGTATTCATATGATTATGGGGTGGATGGTTCATACCTTTTTCATTTGAATTAATCCATAAAGAAACAACATCTACTTTGTACCCAGGAATAACTTTGTACCAATGCTCCGCAACATAGAGCACGGATATTTTTATCTTTTTAATTAAATCTTTAAAGTATGGATCTTTATGTAAGTTAATTGTTTGACCACCTTTTTTTTTATAGTAATCTGTTTCTCTAATATTTAACTCATCGGATATTCCTTCATATTCTCCTTTAAAGGTTGACACCATAAAATTAGGACCAACGTGCGCATGCAAATGTTGTTCTTTATTGTATTTATTTCCGTGTTTTATATCTTTATTTTTTCTTGGCATTTTGATACTCCAAAGGTAAACCTAACATAGGCCTACCATCAAATTTATTAGATTTATTGCAATTTATATTATAGTGTAAAAAAACTTGAGCACATACTTTTCCTTTAAAAGGTTCTCTCCAATGCTCTAACTCACAACCATCATAGATTAACATATCACCTGGTTTTAAATTAATTTTAATTCCTTTCATATTGGTTTTACCTGAAGGTTCTAAATAAATAGGCCATGGATCGCCACCTAAATTTACAGTTGTTGATATTGCACAACTTGGTCTATCCTTATGTCTTTTTAATTCATCACCTTTTTTATAAATCCTACAATAAGTGTAGGTTGGTATTAAGTCAAGTTTAGTTTTTTTTTTCATTAAAGAAAGCATTTCAACTAACAACGTCTCCATTAAAATATCTGAGTAGTGACAATAACTATTTGGTATCATAGGATCACCGTAATTACCAAAATGTTTTAACGTATCCATCTTATAAAAAACAGACCTTTTTAATAATAAATAATGAAAAGAATAATCTGCTATAATTTTAGGCACAGCATTTTTAATAACTAAATATTTTTGTTTTTTAAAACTCATTTAAAAGGCGGTCCTATAAACCATACTACTAGACTTAATCTCTTTCCAGAAGTAACTGGTTTTACTCTATGCCAAAGATGAGATGGAAAAACTATAAGGTCCCCTTTGTTTTTAAGTTCTGTTACTTTAACAATGTTTTCTTCATCCCTTATATTTCTAAGATCAAATTCAAAGTCCCCTCCTTTAAACTCTTTGGCATCATTTAATAATAAAGTACAACTTAGTTTTCTTACCTTACCTTTAAAATTTGTATCTTCCATGTCGTAAGGGTCATCAGCCATATCGGTATGCCAGCCATAGTGTTGCCCTTTCTTATAAATAGTATACTGAGCCGACTCACAATAATTAAAATCGTAATCCCATTTTGCAGATTGGTTGGCTGTTCTAATATATGGCATCAGTGCATCGTAGACCCATTGTTGAGATATAAACTTAACATCAGATTCACGTCTTTTAACATTAACTTTTCTACCATCTATCTTACCCCGTATAGTTTTTTCTTTTTCCGTAGCTTCAGTTAAAGCTTTGATAAAAAAACTATCTACTGCATTTTTAAAGTACCAATATGGTGTCTTAATAAACATTATTTTAAATCCCAACTAATTATAATTCTGTCTTTTAAATTGTTATTTTTTAATTCTACTTTGTGCCATAAATAAGACCTAAATATTAATAACATTCCTTCGATAGGTTTATAAAAACATTCTGTGTGAGCATGGTCTTTTTTGTATCTTTCTTTACCATCATTTGCTGTAATGCCAAAAGGATTGGCCATATCTACGGGTAGAGGTGAATTAAATATTACTCTTGAATCATCTGGATCACTTTGCAAATAATAAATAGTAGATATAGTTCTACCTAAATGAACGTGTGCGTCAGCTAAGTTATTTTCTTTATACCAATGAAACCATGATTCAACAGGTTTACATTTTTTTGGAAAACCATTAAATTTTGTATAATCATCAACTCGACCCTGTATCCATTTATTTAAATTATTTAATTTCTTATCTTTGTGACAGCTGTGTAAATAAAAACTAGATTGCCCTACAGATTTACTGCAATGTTTCTTTTGTGAATCTAAATGTTTTATAATACCAGGTGCTTCTTTGTTATGGTTTTTGTAAAAACTAACTCCTATTAATGTAGGAAACCAAGAATTAATTTCTAAATCTGAAGAACCTGAGTCTAATTTAAGCATATTTAAAATTTATATTAACTACCTTTCTAATTTTATTTTTAATAGGTTTACTAGAAGCATGATACAAAGATCCATCAAACATTAAAATTTTTCCTGCTTCTGGTTTAGTTTTAACCAATTTTTTATTATTATATATTACAGTGTCACCGTCAGAATCATTTATGTAATATATTATTGAAAAATAATTCTTATCTAAATTATCATCAATATGAAAAGGGTTTATTACTTTTTTGTTTGATTTAAATAATAAGTTAACTTTCATTCTTAAAAGTATTACATCTCTTTTTACATTGTTGTTAATTATCTCTTGAAATAACTTTAAAAAAGAAGGGTAGTAAGGACTTGTTTTTTGTTGGTTTGCCTTAAATATAGTGTGCACTAATTGATATGTGTTTTTAGTTTTATATTTTTTATTTAATTTCATATTAGTCTCTCTAACTTCTTCATAGAGGTTCCAATCAAACAAAGAAGAGGCCGTTATATCTTCAATTTTTTGTATTGTTTCTTTTTTTACTGCTTTCTTTTTTACTACTATCATAATTTAAAATTGTTGTATTAGCATCTAGTCTTTGTATAGGAAAAAATGCTGTAGAAGTGATATTTTTTATAAAAAATACCAAAGACAATCTTTCTTTTTTTCCTGTAAAAAAAGAATTAGCTTTATGGTAATCGTTTCCGTTATATAGCAAAGCTCTGTTAAAAATATTGTTAACTTTTATCTTTTCATAAAACTTAGAATTACAATCATTAACTAATTTACCATAATCATTTAAATCTTTTTTAGTTACTTTATCTTTTAATTTTTTATAAAACTTAATCTTTCTTTCGGTAAGTATATCTGAGTCTTTTTTAGCTTGCGCTTTTGTGTATTTTTTTATTGGTTCTACTATAGAAGTACCTGATTCAAGGTCTGCTCCTTCTGTTAAATAAATTATACCAACTAAAGGATATTCTCCATCTGCATGAACTAATCCAGTATTTACAATGTTTTTTTTATTTTTATTATCATAAGGGTATGTTTTTTGAAAATACATTTCTACGTTGTCCCAATTCACATTGTGATGCTTGTAATCAAATGAGAGAGCTAATATCTTTGTTAATACAGAATTAAAAAAATTATAGTTTGTTTCATGTAAACCATCTGATCTTACACCGGGCCAATATCCATACGGACCTTTTTTAAATTTTAAACTGTTTGCAAATTTTACAATTTCTTGTGGTTTTTCAAAAAAATTATCAACAATTTTAGTTGCAAAATATTTAACGTCTTTCATATTTTATATATACAGATATATAAAAGAAAATCAAGACTATGCTTGGAATTGGTATTTTACAATAACGGTTCCAGAACCGCCAGACGAACCAGATCCAGAATCACATGCTCCACCTGCTCCACCACCTAAACCGTTAGTTCCATTTCCAGGTGTTCCACCAATACCAGGTGCTCCGCCGCCGCCACCGCCGGCTCCTCCAGATCCAGGACCAGGTCCTGATTGACGAGAACCTCCGCCACCTCCAGCATAACTTGTAGAATTTCCAGACCATGATTTTCCAGCTCCACCGTTTCCATTACTTGAATTACCACCACTGGCAGCAGCTCCACCTCCACCGCCTGAACATGTAGTTACAGGAGAACCAGATCCACCGTTATTTCCAAATCCAGTTAGTCCACCAGAATCTCCTTGGTTGGCACTTCCTCCGGAACCTCTAGCACCTCCGCCTGCAGAACCGCCAGCACCGCCAACTCCTCCACTTTGACTTCCACCACCACCTCTACCACCACCGGTAGCAGTTGTTCCTTTAAATGTAGTATTTGATCCAGCTTGACCGGGTCCATTTCCACTGTTGTTTGTATTTCCACCATTCCCGATAGAAGCAGGATAAGATCCTGCTGTAAAATCTGTAAAACTTCCTTCGAGATAACCACCAGCACCACCAGCACCGCCGTTACCACCACCGTCTCCACCACCGCCACCACCAGCGACGACTAAAACTAGAACAGGATAATCAGCAGGGTTAGTATATTCTTGAGTAACTTCAAAAGTAGCTGAAGATGTAAATGTATGAATTTTAAAATTTCCATCCGTTGCTATAGTTCCTCCAGTAGCTGTTAAAAATAACTCAGCAGCACCACCTCCAAAACCAAAGGCTTTCACTGATGCAGCACCTCTTGATCCTAATATTGGCATTAATCTTCTGCCCTCCCTGCATAGTTATCGTTATCCGGATCCCCCGGAGTTTCATTATAATAATTAGTACTTACTTCAAATGTTGCATTTGGTAATTCCCATGTTTGCAGTTCTTCATTCCATATCCATTTTGTAGTATTATTTGGTCTAGCCATTGGTGGTTCCCAATCTAAATTATCGTTTAGAACCCAAGAAGCATGTGGTTTTTTTTGGTAAAATTTAGAAATGTTTGGATCCCAATTATCTCCTATACCGGGCTCTATATGTCTTACAGACGCTTGATCTTCTTGGTACATTCCTGCCCATTTCCAAGTTCCTGTAGTTTGTCTAATTGAATTTGCAAAAGTAGTTGTTAAAGAATCGCTTAAACCGTTTTCATCAGAAATGTCAGATTCATCGACAACAATAGTATCTGTCACAACGTTATTTTCATCTATTTTAGCAGCGCAATATAACATACTGTTTTTATCTCTCCTTAATTCCTTATAGTCTACATTGGAATAATATTTCCATAAACTCATTCATACTATGCAAATTGTGTTTGAGCAGCAAAAACTGTAAATGCTGCATTACCTGTTTTTATAACGGTATAACTATATATATCCACAGAACTAGCATTTCCTTCACTTGGTGCTTCACCACCCTGCCATTTTGGAGTAACACCAGATCCATCAACTTGAACAGTTGTAT